TAATATATGTATACCTTCCATAACTGCATTATGGACAGCACGATCTTTACAAAATTTTTCTGTGGTATTAACTAACCAGTCAAGGTCAACATCTTCAGGATTAAGAGAAGTTATAAGGGAGACTATTTGTTTATATTCATCCTCATTCAGGTCTTTACGTTTACCAAGGTCTATTTGTAGAGTTTCTTTTGTAGGGCATTTGTTGTATTGAGAAATAAATTTTTGTATTTCTGTAAATACTACACGCTCACTACGGTCTTGAAAATACTCTGGTTTAAGAAAAGGTAAAACTTTTCTTGTATAGTCTTCGTTATGTATTAAGTTCCTGAGAGCTGTTCTCTCTATCTTCTCCGCTGCTACCATTACTATCCTTTTCTACTTCGATTGCTAATATGTCACCAATGACATTAATAAAGTCTCCTGAATCCGTATTACACTTGTTTGGATTCTCATGTATATTATAATCAAATTTAAGTTTTAACTTATCGTTTTCTTTATCTTCATTCCATGAAACTTTACCATAGGTATAAACGACATCTTTATACTGACCATCTTCAATTTGAAAACCTAGTTGTTCAAATTTTGGATGTTCAACATGTCTATAATTCGGGATTGCCATAACTATACTCTTTGTTTGCTGCTTCGTCTATTTGTTTTAGTATATCGTCTGTAAAATATTTTTCTGGTTCATTGTAAATAGTTTTTGCATATTGTTTTGAACCATCTGGTAATTCTATTCTTGTTGATACTTGTTTAAAGATACCATACTTAGTTGCTAAGTCTAGTAGTCCATAATATTTATCTAAACCTGTATCATAACGTAATCTAACATCAACCATCATGTTTTCTTTTGATAGTCTGGATTTCTGTGTCTTACAATGTATTATGTTTCCAATAACCTCTGTACCATCTTTCTCTTTTTTCTTTGAAAGATACACAATTGTTGAGGCCGCATATTTTAAACCAGAACCACCACCCATTTCTTTCATTGGCATATATGCACCAACTACATCATAAGTGTGATTAGTAATAACCATAGGCACTTTTGCACGACCTAGTTTTAAAGTTAACACTCTAAACGCAGCCTTCAATACTTGTGCTCTAGTCATATCTCTAGTTTCTTTACCATCTGCTGTATCTTCAACTTCTTTGGTAGTTGATAACATACCTAAACTATCTAAGACTAATAAGATAGGTTTTCTATCTGCTTCATTTTGTTCCATGTACTTGTCTAGTACAGTTAAGGATTGTGTTCTAAATTCTTGTACAGTAGTTACAGGCATAATAACCATACGTTCACTATCAATACCTCTATCTTCAATAAGTTTTTTAGTTAATGCACTTTCACTTTCAAAGTATATAACACCTGCGTCAGGATTGTTATCTAAGAAATGTTTACACATACCTAATACAAAAAAAGTTTTACCTGTTGCACTTTCACCTGCGATAGCAGTTATCTTGTTTGATGGTATACCACCATGAATACTTCCTGATAGTAAGGCATTAAATATGTGTGAGCCTGTATTAATAAAAGTATCTACATCACCTGCCTCAACACCTTCGCTTACTAAACTGGCGTATTCGTTTCCTGTTTCTTTAATTATCTGTTTTAGAAAGTCCGGCATTGTTTTTCTCCTTTTGTATTATAAATTGTAATTTTTCAAATATTCTTCCAACCGTAGTACATTCTTCAGGTCGGATAGCACCTCGTTGTAAAGACGCTGTAATTATCTTTGCTATTGTATTGTAATCTGCTATTGTCAGATTTTGTTGTTCTAGTTTTTCCATAATTTCTTTCATAGTATATCAGGTCTCCTATAATTTGTCAAGGACTTTCTCATATATAGAATCCGCTATTGCTTTCATCATTAACGGTGGTACCATTCTACCTATTCGTTCTGCCCTTTGGTTCCATTTACCAGTTAGAATAAAATCATCTGGTAATGATTGTATTCTTTTCAATTCACCCAAAGTAAGTTTTCGTGGTTCGTTCCAATGAAACGCTCCAGCATTTGTTTGCCCACTACCCATTGCTGTCAATGTAGGTGCTGGTGCAAATTGTGATACTCGTTTAAGATTGAAATGATGACCCTTTGGGTGATAATCACCACCAGTCAAAACTTTGCCTGGATCTTTAGGCATATTACTACCTGTATCTTTCCAGTATGCTGTATTCACAAATTTTTCTGTTAGTTCTTTTACTTCTTCAGGATCATATTCTAATCCTTCTAATGCTTCTTTTAAAGGTATAATTTTATTATCAGGTTCAGGAAAAACATTTTGTATTGTCATAAAGTTTAATCCAACTTTTTCTGTGATATCATTTCTTATACCAATAAAAATAACTCTGGTTCTTGTTTGAGATACGCCATAATTTTTACTGTTCATTACTTGTGAACACACATCATAACCTATCTTTTCAAATTCATTTAATATTTTATTATAATATTCTTTTGCTTCGCCAATCGTTAGACCAGCAACATTTTCTGCAACAATAACTTTTGGTCTAATATCATTTGCTACTCGTAAAAACTCAAAGAATAAATCTTCAATGTTTTCTACCATCATACCATCAGAGTATGATTTAGTTTTACCCCAACCATCAGAATGCTTACCACCTGATGAATGAGATAGTTTACCTGCCACACTAAATGCACTACACGGTGGCGAACCATCTAATATATCTATATCAGTTGTACCTGCGATATCTAAAAAATCTTTAGCAGATAATTTTTTTATGTCACCTGGTAGTATTGGTGTGTCTGGATAGTTCTCTCTATATGTGTTTTGTGCTTCTTCAACAAACTCATTAACACATAAAATTTTAGCACCTGCAAGTCTATAACCTGTAGATGAGCCACCACCACCTGCAAAGGTAGAGATAACATTAAATCTTTCTCGTTTACTGGATTCTATAACGTCTTTTAAATTATATATCATGCAAAAAAATCCTCAATTGTAGCACTATCAGAAGCGTCTATCTTCCAATTGATAGCGTTAAGTATAAATCGTAAAGGTTCCATAAATGATTTTGTAAATTGTTGTTCGTAATCTATGAGACCGTGCATTTCAAATTCTTTAGGTAATTTTGCCATAAAGGTAATGACATTGGCATTCCACATATTCTTTCGTAAATGTACAAACTTACCTTTATCACCTTCATAGAATTGTTGAAACTTGTGTGAAACTTTTTTTGTTTTAAGTAGATGATTATATAACAATGCACCTTTAACATGCATTGGTGTACCCTTCTTGTAAATAGATGTGGTGTCGCCATATTTTTTTATACCATTAACACTACGAGGAAAAGCAATTTCTTCTGGTGGTAATAGTTCAAAGTCTCTACGAAAGTTTACAATAAACTCTTTCATTTCTTTTTGATCACCACCCATAATAACTTTGAATGCTTCTCGTAACTTTTCTCTACAAGGTAATGGGGTGGATGTTTTAACTGCTTCAATACCCATAATCTTTAATTTAGGTTCTGGATATTGTACACCTTCTGAATTGTGTACATTTAAAATATATCTTTTCTTTGCTGTCCAAATACCTTTGTCAGCAATTGCCTCTCGTTTCATTACCATTTTGTTTTCAAAGACATTCATATAACTACCTAGTTCATCATAACACTTTGTGATGTATGGTTCTAGTCTTTCACTACAAAATTTATCTAATGCTTTTACAATTTTATTACTGTCAGTTGAACCAGTCATTTTTACAAGAGGTGCCATATTGATATAAACGGAATCTGTATCTGAAGCAATAATGTAATCATCTTTTGTTTTGTATAACTTATTAAAGTATTCGTTTAGTTTATTATCTATCCAACGTATATTCAGTTGACCAGATGTGGTTATGGCTTCTGCCATTCTGTGATCGTAATATCTAAAGTATTTGTTACCAATAGCACCATATGCACTATTTAGCGAAATCTTTTTGGAATGCTGAACCAAATAATATCTTCGTGCTAGTTTTTCATACTTAGGATCTTTTGTATTAGCATATTGTTGTTCTGCCTCAAGCATTTTCTTTTTATAAATTGTTCTATCATTATATTCTTTTTGTATGATACGAGGTAAGAAACCTTGTTTACCTGTTCGATACATTGTACCATTGGCAGCCATACAGTTACCATCAGAGGTATCTACTTTTTTATCTAACAAGTCTGTTATATCTACATTCTTTTTATCTGGTAAAATTGTTTCTGGTGAAATATTATATTGCATAATAAGATGTGGATATAGTGAGTTTAAATCAAAAGATACAACCCAATCATGAAAACCAACTTTAGGGTCTTTTACATATGCACCCACAAGTTCTGGTGATGTAGGATTCATATCACGCATAGGTACAATAATATTATCTTTTAGTAATTCATTGAATATAATTGTATCCCACATTCTAACTTGTGAGAATACATCTTCGTAATTTGCTTTGGCATTATATGCCATTGTTAATGCTAGTTCAATAAGCTGTAATCTATCTTCTAGTTTATCAACCAATTCAACGTCTTGTATATTATAATCAATGAATGATTGTATATCTTGTTGGTACCATTCTTTAAAAGTATCAAATGGGTTATCATCTTTTTGTTCGCCTAGTTCTACTTTACCAATATGATCTAATCTATAACTCTCTTGGTTTTTAATTGTGAATTTACGATATAGTTGTAAATAGTCAAGTTGAGCAACACCTAGCAATCTATAATATGTTTGAGTTTTACCTAATTCATATGTTTGATCTTCTTGTATAATATTCCAAGGAGACATACGTTTCATAGAGGAACTGCCTAGTATCTTACCTATACGTTTAACTAGATATGGTATATCAAAGTATTTACTATTCCAACCTGTAAGAACATCAGGTGAATATGCTGACCAAAATTTTAGAAATTGTTTGAGTAAGTCTCTTTCATCATCACATTTTACATAATGAACATTGTCTTGTTTAACTGTGTAATCTGCCATACCCCAAACCAATATTTGTTTTTTGACTTGGTCTTTAACAGTAATACAAATCATTTTTTCAGCACAATCTGCTACATTAGGAAAACCATGTTCACTTTCAACCTCGATATCAATTGTGTAAATACGAAGTTTATCTTTATCGTATTCTACATTACCTGGCCAATAGTCAGCCATGTATTGATATTGAAATCTATCTGTGCCGTGTAAAAAATTTGGGTGTTCTTCGTATCGTTTAATTGTTTGTCTTGCTTCTTTAATAGACTTATATGATACGGAATCTAAACCAATACCTGTTAAGGATTTAAATCGACCTTTACCTTTTGTAGGTACGAAAAGACGAGGAACGTATGGTACACGGTCAACACATCTTTTACCATTGTCGAAATATCTAACAAGTAATTCGTCACCATAAGGCGACACATTTGTGTAAAAATTCATAATATAATTATATCAGGTTTTGACTTAAAAGTCAAGGGTTAAAAATATTTGTCTAATACTTCAAGTTGATCGTGGTATTGTGCAATAATGTTTAATTCTTTTTCTATGGTTTCTATGATATCACCATGTTCACCTATTCCAACAGAATTTGATAAGTAGATTTCTACGTTTGCTTTGTGTTTTTCTATATGTCCAATAGCATGTTGTTTAATTGCTTGGATCATTAGTTCTCTGTTCGCCATCGTCACTTCCTTTCTTTCCAATATTATATTTTGGTTCTAATACCCATTCGTGTTTTTCTTTGAATGGTAAAACTTTAATTTGTGATAATGGTGCTTTATTTTCCACAACACCTACTAACTCTACTAAACCCCAATCACTTAAAAGTTGTGCAATTGTGTTTCTTCTTTCAATATCATTTGCAAAAATATTTGCTGTCTTGCCATCTAAAGCAAACAGCTCTTTAAAGTGTACAATAAAGTATCTACCTTGTTTGTGTAGTATGTGGCACGATTGATAAATCTTTCGTTCTTTTCTACTTGCTACACCTATTCTGGTTAGTGTCTCTCTAATTTTAAGGAAATCATCTGGCTCTTTTATTTTTACTTCGAGCATGTTTTCTGGTTTCCATTCTATAACTTCACTCATTTTCCCCCACCTTTATATAATCTCTCTTTTATATAATCAATCTGTTTTTTAGTCATTAAAGATAAAGCTTCTTGCGCCTTCTTATTAGAATAACCAAAGTGTTGTTTTACAACATCTAGGTCTTTTATCTTTGAAGACTTTAACCATTTACTAAATCTTTTTCTAGACTTTATACTATTTAGATAAAATGAGAATTGCATATGTTTTGTGGCATGATGTAATCTATTCATTTCATTAGCATACATAATTGTGTCTGAAAAATAAGACAAGCCTTTATTGATTATAAAAGGTGGATACTTCTTTTCCCAATCTCTATCATCAGTATCAAGTAATTTCTCTTTACTGTAATTGATTGCTGTGAGATACTTTGTTAGGCTGTAGTCATTCATTTGAATTTACATTCAGTCATTATCTCGGTGAGACAAGCAACCATGTTCAATTCAGGATCTGCTACAAAGGCATTTTTATATTGATATTCTGCTAGAAGAATAACCATAGGTGGAATACTTTGTGGTTGTAATTCTGTATAAAAATTTTGATATAAGTCTTTGTATAGACCAGCAGGGTCTTGGTCAATATGATCTACAACCCATTTTCTCATATCACCAAAGTGTCTATCTTTTAATGCCTTGTTTAAAGACCTGATATTTGCTTCAGCAATATTAACAAGAATACCTGTATCTATTTTACCTGATACAGAATATCTTTGTAGTTCATTGATGGTTCTTCTAAAGTCTGGATAAAACTTAATAATAAGTTCTGCCAATACCTTTGGTTCAAACTCAATGTTTTCTTGTTCTAGGATTGTGGATAATCGTTTGTGAAATAGACCTGCTAGTTTTTCTTTATCTTTTTTCTGAATAGAAAAATTGATTACAGTACATCTGGAATGAATTGCAGGTATAATTTTATTCTTATAATTACATGTAAAAATAAATCTACAATTATTACTAAATGTTTCTATGAAGTTTCTTAAGGCAGGTTGAACACTCTCAGCATTCATGTAATCTGCTTCATCAACAATAACCACTTTAGGTTTACCTGTCTCATGTAGAGATACAGTTGAAGCAAAGTTCTTGATTTGATTTCTTACAACATCAATGGATCGACC